TCAGGTAATGGTTGTGATACAGATACCATTTTCTCGCCTAACACTTCACCGTCGCCCCAGGCAATAAAGCCGTGAACGAATGAGAAAGGGTTAACAGCCCAAGTAGAGTCGTCTTCGATTTCAGTTTGATCAGCACCGTATACCCAGTGGCCAGTCTTATCCATTTTAAGGATTGCAACGCCAGCAGGTGACACGTCTTGCTCTAAAGCGCGGAGTGCAGTGCTTAATGATGCTACGGTTGGTAGATTTGCTTGATTGAAGTTTACTAGATTAGTCATATTAATTTCCTTTAGATTATTTTACTAAGGGCAGCGGTCAATTGCTGTCCAATTTGCAACAAAGCTGGGCGAGGGTCATCCTCGTTTGCCAGCGTACTACCTGAACTAATGGCGACGACTGTACCCTCCGGTAGCGTGAGGCCGTGTTTTTTAAGCACCTTCTCAGCCTTGGCCGGAGAGATTAAAGCTGTCTCCACTATCTCAGATTCTTTCAGGTCTTTGAGGAGTGCAGCCTTAGCGTCATCCTCATTAACCCATTGTCTTGTAGCGCGTTTAGCGACTAATTTAAAGCCTGGCACAGGTTTGCCTGTCTCCAGTAGTTGAAATGCCAGCGCACGTAGATCGGTAATCCACTGCTCTAATATGTCAGCATTGTGTAAGTATACACCGATTTGTTCGACAGGCAACGCGTCTAGTTTTGTGTGCAGCGCACGGTCAACAGCGCCCGTCATCTGTGGGCAAATAGCCTTGGCAGAACACCAACGGCAATGCTCACCCACGTTTAACTTAGCGTCAGGTGACTCAGCTAGGCGCACAGCAGCCACTAAGTCCTGTTCGAACTTTCTTATACGCGCCGCGTTTGTCGTCCAGCGTTTAACGGCAGGCGGTTGAACAATAACCATCTCTATATTAGTGACGCCTTCAAACACCCACGCTACCTCTTTAGTTCGCATGGCCGCAGCCGCGTAGAACATAAGCTGTGGGTTTTCTTCTACCTCAACGGTTACGCCATCGCCAAACTTCCAGTCTAATACATAGGCAGTGTCACCGATGCGGCCTAAAAAGTCAGTCGATCCGAACACGTCAGGCAGGAAGTCACCAAAGCCTACGCGTGTCTCTACTGCGTATTCCATTTGTTTGTCAGGGTCGATAGCATCAAGCGCAGCCAAGGCAGGCTTAATCTTATCGTCTATTAGTTCTTGCGTTAGCACTTGGTCTTCGTACGTGGTGCCAAGGTAATGCTCAGGGGCAAAGCCTTTGTCTAATACGTCTGCAATAACATTATGTAGTAACGTGCCTACATCGGCGTATTTACTGGAAGGGCGTGGTGGCATCTTGTCGCAGAGCGCCACAGAGCCAGGGCATGAGATAACACGTTTAGCGGTTGAGCCGCCGACTACTGATGAATGTTTCATTTACTGTCCTTTAGATTACCTATTGAGATTGCAGTTTAGCATTTAAAAATAAATGTTGTCAATATATTTTTTATTGTGTTATTATTTAAATCATCAACGGGAGATAAGCATGTTAGAAAAACAAGTTGAAGCCTACTTTAAGAAAGTAGTAGAGCAGTTAGGCGGTAAGAGCTACAAGTTCACAAGCCCAGCGCATCGGGGTGTAGCGGATCGAATAGCGTGTTTACCTAACGGTGACACATGGTTTGTGGAAATAAAAACAGATGGCGGTAAGTTGTCCGAACTGCAAAAAGTATTTGCAATAGAGGTTACACGCCTTAATCAGAAGTACGCATGTTTATGGAATAAGGAAGATATAGATGACTGGGCTAAATTATTTAAGCGTATGTAGTGGCATTGAAGCAGCAACCGTAGCATGGCACGACATGGGGTGGAAGCCCGTTGGATTTTCAGAAATAGAAAAATACCCTAGCGAGGTATTAGCACATCATTACCCTGACGTCACTAACTATGGTGACATGACTAAATATAAGGAATGGAATATAAATGAATCAATCGACCTTCTCGTTGGCGGAACACCCTGCCAAGCCTTCTCCGTCGCAGGACTTAGAAAAGGACTCGACGACCCTCGAGGCAACCTCGCCCTCGTCTATTGCGGACTACTTGACCACTATAAACCCAAATGGTTTGTGTGGGAAAACGTACCAGGTGTCCTCAGTTCAAATGGTGGACGGGATTTTGGCTCCTTCCTCGGGGCGTTGGCTGAACTCGGGTATGGGTTCGCCTACCGAGTGTTTGACGCTCAATACTTCGGAGTGGCCCAAAGACGCAGACGTGTGTTTGTTGTCGGATACCTTGGAGACTGGCGACCTGCCGCCGAAGTTTTATTTGAGTCCGACTGCATGCGCCGGGATAATCCGCCGAGCAGAGAAGCGCGGGAAACCACTGCCGGAACTACTACTAACCGCCTTGTTGCATTCGGTGAATACAGCACAGACGGAACCGCCAGCACAATGAAGGCTAGGGATTACAAAGACGCTACTGATTTAATTACGGTATACGAGACTCATCCTATGGACAGCCGTGTAAAAGAGATGGGCGAGACATGCCAAACCGTGTCAGCAAGATGGGGTACAGGCGGAGGCAACGTGCCTATAGCTACTGCTTTTAAAGTACGTTGCGGTTGTGAAGGCGGTGGCAAAGGCTATCTAGGTAACAGTGACACTGCGTTCACGTTAAGTACGACGCAGGATCAATCGTTGTTTACTGATATGCGGGTGCGTAGGTTAACGCCAATCGAGTGCGAACGCTTGCAAGGCTTTCCGGATAACTACACTAACATTAAAGAAAAGACACCTGATGGCAGTAGGTATAAAGCCTTAGGCAACTCTATGGCCGTACCTGTAATGAAATGGATAGGACAAAGAATTAACGCGTATGCTAAAACTTAGACCCTACCAAGAAGTCGCGGCTGACTTTATATTTGAGCATGACCGTGCCATGATACTTGCGCCTGTTGGCGCAGGTAAGACGGCCATCACGCTCACTGCGATGCAGGACGCTATTGAGGCGGGGCTTGTTAAGCGCTTCCTAGTCGTTGCGCCTAAGCGTGTCTGCACTGACGTGTGGCCTGTCGAGCAGCCTAAGTGGGCGCCACGCCTGTCACTTGTAGTGGCAGTAGGCACACAAAAGCAGCGCCAGGATGCGTTCAAGACCGACGCCAATGTAGTGGTGACGAACTACGACAGCCTGCAATCGTTGGAGTCATTGAAGGGCTTTGATGCCGTGGTGTTTGATGAGCTGACACGGCTAAAAAATCCTACTGGCAAACGCTTTAAGGCCATCGCCAAGCTGATGGACAAGATTAACATACGCTGGGGCTTGACCGGATCGTTCACCAGCAACGGCTTAGAGGATGTGTTCGGCCAGTGCAAGATAGTCGATCAGACCTTGTTAGGCCGTAGCAAAGGCGCGTTCTTACAGCAACACTTTGTGCTACTGAACAAAGACTTTAACGACTGGAAGCCCCGCCCTGACGCACTTAAGACCGTGATGCAGATTATTAAGCCTGCCACGTATGTGCTTGAGGCTGGCGAATACAGCGACAAACTACCGCCATGTCATACAGTAGAGGTGCGGTGCGAGTTGCCCAACCGACAAGAGTACGAACACTTTAAGAAGACGTTTGTGATGGAGCTGGACGGCAAAACATTGACCGCCGTTAACGCTGCCGTGCTGACGTCTAAGCTACAACAGTTGTCGTCAGGCTTTATCTACGACACCGAAGATAGCAGCGAGACTAAATGGTTGAGCTTTCATAAGTTTGACATGCTAGAAGACCTACTGGACGAGAACCAACACGACAACACTATCGTGGTGTATAACTTCCAGGCGGAGCTTAAAAAGTTAAAGCAGCGCTTTCCTAAAGCCGTGACGATAGACGAGCCTGACGCCATCAAGCGTTGGAATAGCGGTGAGATTGAACTGTTACTGATACACCCTAAGTCAGCAGGCCACGGACTAAACTTACAACACGGCGGATGTAAGATAGTGTTCTTCTCACTGCCGTGGAGCTTAGAGCTGTATGAACAAACCATAGGCCGCCTGCATCGCAGTGGCCAAGCGCATGATGTGTGGTGCTACATACTGTTAGCTAACAAGACAGTAGACGAACGTATTTGGGCGGCTTTGCATGACAAGCGGGCTATTTCTGATGTTGCAATGGAGGAGTTGAAATGTTCATAGTAATGGCTGTACAAAGTGAAGCTAACCTTAAAATGCTTGGCGCCCCTACTCCGGTAGAGTTAAAGTTTGCCAGTGGCATGATTGGGGTATTGCCTGTGTTTATGTCTCGTAAGGCTGCCGAAAGGTATTCTAAAAAGAAGTTTACTATAGTTGAAATAGGGGAGAAACCAAATGACTGATGGTATAGATGGTTACTGGTGCGTAATATGCCAGCGTTTTATTGAAGCAGATGAGGATGGGTTAATTGTGCATGATGACATACCCCATAACGATATGACTTTTGACGATGAGGATAAACCACAATGACTAAGTTTAGGATTATAGAACACGGAGCTAAAGGATTAGAGCCTCAATGGTATATTGAAAAGTTTGGCTGGACTATTTTTGGTAAACGATGGTATTTATGCTCCCCTTATTTTGATGCACTAACCTCTGTAAATAATTATTTTAGCTGCCTTGAACATACAGAAAAACTAAAATCATATAGAAAAATAATTTTTGAAAAGGATGTTTAATTATGCCATGTAATCAAGATTGTAATCAAGGCCGCAAGTGTGACTGCGGGGAAAGAAGCGTAGATCGAGCAATGGTTGTGATATCGGTATTGCTGATCCTGTGTTTGTTTTCCATTGGATTTGGGCTATACAAGCTAATCAATAGAAACAAAGGCCAGGAATGTGCTGTGACGTTGCAGTTTAATAACAATGTTAAAGCTACTTACATTGGTAAGACTGTTTGATATATCACTTTTTTGCAATTAATTAAGGAGAACAAGATGGCGGCACATAACGACATCACAGGCGACTTGATACAGAGCCGTGTAAACAGTAAAGAGTTTGAGGATAACTTTGATTTAATCTTTAGAAGTAAAGACCCTATCTGCAATATTTGCGGTAAGGGATTAGCCTCAACAAAAGAGTGTGCATTTACAGGTTGTCCGCTTAACTGGGACGAAGACAGAATTGACATTATCGCAGCCAACGGCAACGACGGTCTGCATTACCAAGGAGAGTAGGATGGAAAGACTAAACTGGCGTTCACTGAACGCTATCATTAACGACAAGACAGAGGAAGAAGTGCTGGAGTTGCTAAACCATGAGCGACAGACCGAGCGCCGTATTTCAATGTTACAACGATTACATCAACGCTACACCATCTTACGCGCTGCGCGTGAGCGTGTGGAAATAATTAAGGAGGCAGTAAAACCATGAACAACTATCGTGAAGTTTGGGATAGGCAAAATTACAAGTTTACTAACGTAGACGCAACACCCTGGCTACCCATAGAAGAATATAGACCTGTCGGCTTTTGGACTAGGGTTTGGATGTGGGTGACAAAATGATATACACAATCAATCTATACGGCATCGAGCTAGACGTGTACGCAGACATTACGCGTTACTCAGATGGGTTTGGCACTGGCGACAGCCCTGACGACGTTGATGTAGAAATCCTGTCAATAGAACTGCCGGACTCTACGCAAGACATATCAAACCTATTATCAGACGACACGCTGATCCGCGTCGAAGACTTAGTATTGGAGGTAGCTAACAATGAGTGATGGAATGACAGAGATGTACATGGAAGAAGCGGCAACTGCGCTACAAAAACAAGTGGGCGGGTCGCATTACGCTGAGATGGCAATTCAACCCATCGAGTTTATCACGGCTAATAATCTTAGCTTTTTAGAAGGCAACATCATCAAGTACGTTTGCCGACACAAAAATAAGAACGGCGCTGACGACATCAAAAAAGCAATTCACTATTGCGAACTACTTTTACAAATGGAATACGGAGAATAACATGACTGAAAAAATGACATTACCAAAATGGTTGTGGTGGAACAAAGGTGAATGTGTTGTCGAAATTCTATCTCGCGGTCATTTTCCGACCACGGCTATGGTAAAATTGCCGTCCGACAAGAAAATAGAGATAGAAATACATGAATTACGAATTGAACACTCTTGAATACGTGATTTGCTACTTTCCTGCGTTTTTGACAGGTTTTTGTACATGCGTGGCTATCAGTGCATTACCGCCTTATCAATCGTCTGTTATACAGCGATTGGTGAGGTCGTTTTTTAGCTTTA